TACCTACGCTTATAGCGTTAATCTGCTTAAAACCAAATACCATTCTCACACGGCCTTCGACACAAAGAACGCTTCGACAATAGCCGAAGGTGTAGCTGGGATGGCTGGCGTCACACCTGCCGAGTAAGCCACAGCAGGAAGATGTTCCATAACTACACTTGTGTTGGTTGTATGCCACATAACTTCGACCCACACACCCGGAGCTTCTGCATAACCACTAAAGGGCGTAACTGCGATAAGATACGAAGGGTCACCAGTCGATTTGCGTGGTGGGATTGTAAACTTACTGTTCGAGTTGGGGACATCCGTCGTGGTAGTGCCGTTGTTGTACCGCAGCCAGACATCTACCGACTGCGCATCGTTGGTCGGGTTCTTAAATGACAGGCTGTATATGAACATGTACATACCCGGAGACGCGAAGGTAATCCGTGTATTATTCACACCAGTAATAGTGATACCGTCTGTGAAAGACGTAATCTCCAGTTGCACTGCATAGGCTTGGTCAACAACTGTTACTGTCTGATCCACGTTGCTCAAGAACTGGTTATGTGGGAACGTCAGACCAATGCCGCTCCCATAGAAGAAATCGGCTGTGTAACTCTGAGCATTGTTACCTGCGCGTGAGTCCAACTGCGAGAAGTAAGTTTCCAGCACACGAATAACCTGCCGCAGATACTGCGCGTCATACTCCGAAGGCGGGTTGGGTATCGGAGCGGCTTTGAACTTATCTAATGCCATTAGCGACGTCCATCTGGTCGTGCATCAAGGCGTGGTGCACCAAGTTGCCATTGAACACCGAGGTTCTCCGAGCGCACTTTAAGCGCCATCTGGCGGGCACGGGCACGGACAAAGACCTGATCGGTATAGACGCCAATCGGAGACTCAATGACGCGCTGAGTATCAGCCGCATCCGTACGGAACGCACTGCCGGGGAAATTGCGTGGGCGAATAGTCAGCGTTACTTCGGGAGATGCAGCGGTCGAGCCATCAAAGCCAACGTCAGGTAGTATACGCCGAGTCAGCATAAAGTTGTCGCCGTCATCAAGGTCAAAGTCAGATGACTGGATGTAGCTGTCCATCGCTAACACATCGTCGTTTACACCATCTTCGTGGTTGTAAAGGAAGCCATCGCCAGTCGTGACGGTGCTGCCATCAACAGTAATTGTAGTGTTCGCGCCCTGTGGGTTTTGGCGGAGTGGCGTGTCAAGCCATGCCGTACGGTCAATCGTGCCGTAATACCAGATACGCTCAAGATGGTTATAAACCACATAAGCGTTGTTGTGATCGCTATCAGCCGTCGGATAGAACCACCAGATTTCGTTCCACTGCTCATTGGTGCCGCAGATAATCTGATCTGCTTGGTTGAAGTTGATGTTGTTGAACACATGGTTACGCAGGGTGCAGGGTAGCGTCTCGACGCGACCGGTATAGGCATAGAACTTGTCCTGCCCCATCCAGTAAGTAATATTGGCCGCAGATGCCACTGCACGTGACGAAGCAATCGAGATGTTGTCCGCATATTCCTGCAAGCCAAATACGTCAGTCGTGCCAAGGAACTGGAGCGTATACAGGTTGGTGTCAGTCCAAACCAAGATTTCCTGACGAGTAGGTAGTGCCCGTACGATACGCGAACCGCGAGAGACGCGAAGGTCACCAGCCGTATTGGTTGTTGACGGCGTCCAATCGCCCGGAGTGTCTTGGTCAGCCCAGCGGATCAGAAGCGGGTCAAAGTCAGCCGTGCTGGTCGAGCCAAACGGCACCGCGCCAAAAGCAATTAAGTGTTTGTCCTGCTGGGATACCAGCAACTGCATAACCTGCACAGGGACGGAAGCAGCCGTATACCCTTCGTTAGTGGCATAGGTTTGGAGCGTTATTGCATGGGTAGCCAACGAAGTCTGCGGATCGTCCGTTGTACCACGCACCCACCAGTAAGGTGCACCGTTGCGGATATTCATTGCAAGATCGTTGTCGAAGTTGTCAAACCACCAGTCGCGCTGCGGAAGGTTGATACCGCCTGTGGTGCTACCCAGACCCCAAGCATCACGCCCCCAAGCACCTGCACCCCAACCAAGACCAGCGGTGGTAATTGCATTGCCCGGTTCAATCTCGGCCTTAACGGTGTAGCCTGCGCCACTGACGGAGGTAGTAGACGAGGCAGGTGTAGCTACCGTGAAACTAAAGCTATTGGCCCCGAGCTTGGTAATTATGTGGACTGCGTTCAGTTCGATGATGGGGATACCACCAAGAGCGGATACGAACCCAGCGACAAGCACGGGTTCCCCTGTCACCAGCCAAGATGGGAGTGTAGCAGTTGTGGTCACTGTGACTACAGCAAGGGTGTTCGTTACCGCAAAAGTGTTAGACCCAGCAAGCGCTTCACCGAACGGAGTAATGTCGTAGTAGTAACCACCGTTCTCGATATAGGCTTTGGTGTCAGTCCCAAGTGCCAGTAGGTTATCGTTGAACGTCGTGATCCAGTTCCACATCTGGCGGCACACGCCGTCAAATGCAGTCGGGGTAGATTTTACCCAGCCGCCAATCTTCTCCGGATAACCTGAGCGAAACCGAATTTTGTCACACTCGTACCAGCCGCCCTCGTTGGAGTAGTCGGTCTGGTCGCGGTTTACACCGGGCTTAAATTGGAGCTTGATGAATGCCATTAGCTACCTCAAAAGAATTAAGTCGGCGTTCCCCGAAACAACAACGTCCGCGCTGCGCGGGGCGAAGTACAAACCCTGCGTAGCAGTTTTACCATCGGCAGTCACCTCACCTTGAGCAACGGTAAAACCCCAGCCCGCAGGTAGTGTGTAGTCACCAGCTACATTGACGTGTCCGGTCTCGGTATCCTCAACGCTCGACATCCCGTCCACGCACTCTACGCACACCCAAGCAACACCTTCAGGGCCAGCCGTGTAGGTCGAGCCAGTCAGCTTGTTCTCAGGCGGATCGTTCTGGTAGCCGACTGACCAAGAAGGAAGTGTTTCGCCGTCTTGGACACGGGTGCAATCACCTTGGAAAACAAAGCTGGAAATCCACCGGATATTGCTAATGGCCTTGAATACAAAGGTTTCGTTCGGGTCCATGTAGACCACGTCGATGTGGTATCGTTTGTATTTGCGGCAGTAGTCGCGCATTACAACTCCTCCGCGTTATGGGTGATTTCCAGATAAAGGTTTAGTTTCGGGATTTCGATTATTTCTACCCACTCAGCCGTGCCCATAGTCATATCCTTATGCCGTCTTAATCACGACGTAGCCACCAGCGCCAGCGCCACCGTTTGAAATAGTATTACCTTGTGTGGACCCAGAGCCGCCGCCGCCAACTGTTATGGTTAGCACAGTGCCTGCGGGGGATGAACCTACGGTAGCTGTGACCCGTGAGTAGCCACCACCACCGCCACCACCACCACCTTGCCCTTGGTTGACTTTAGCGGCTATGTATACGACAGCGCCGCTACCGCCCGCACCGGGAGGTCCTCCAGCGTTACCTGCGGTATTCGCAACAGCAACTACTGTAGCCCCGCCCGTACCACCTGATGTGTACGCGTTGACACCAGCGGCTGTGTTACCACCTGCACCGCCGATGCCGTTTGTGGATAGACTGTCGTACGTACCATTCCCACCGCTACCGCCAGTCGTATTGGTAGAGCCGCCACTAGCTGTACCACCCGCGCCACCGGAGACGACAGTACCTAACGACGAAGCATCAGAGCCAGCCCCGCCACCGTTTGATGTAAGGCTAACGCCAGTACCCGAAACAGAAGATGTACCACCCGCTGTGGCCGCAGTAGCAGCGCCGAACGTACCGCCACCACCACCGCCACCCCAGACTTCAATGACAGCCGTGGAGTAGCCCGATGGGAGGGTGAAGCTACCGCTACTTGTAAAGGTGAACGTGCCGGGTACGAAATTGCTCGTACCATAAAAGTTCTGGATGCTAATCGCACCAGAGGAGGGCACAGCACCATAAGTACCAGTCGTGCCCGCAGGCACCAGACCACCGCCAGCGTAATACTCGCTTAACGAGATAGGGTTGCTGCCGCCAAATTCACCTTGGATTTGCGCAAGAGTTAATGGTCCGCTGGTTGGTAGTGCCATTAGATGCTCCCAAATCCTGTGACGTTATTGAGTGCGGTAAACGCTCCGTTGCTTTCCAACTTAGCGATATTGGTCGCCCCATATTTGAAGTACAGGACGCCGCCGCTTTCTACGATAGAGAAGTTGGCCGCTACGAGGTTTGCCGCGTTTGTAGCGTTTGTAGCCGAGGTAGCCGAAGTAGCTGTGGCTGCGTTGCCGCTGATGCTTATACCCCATGTACCGCTGGCACCTGAACCTGCACGGGAAGGAACATCGAGAGCAGTCTGCGCAGTGCCTTGTGTGGTTCCGCCTGTACCACCGTTCCCAATCGGGAGCGTACCTGACACTTGTGTCGTGAGGCTAACACCGGAAAGAGTACCGCCTAGAGTTAGGTTACCCGAAGATGAAACCGTACCGGTGAGCGTGATACCGTTAACCGTACCGGTACCGCTTACCGAAACTACCGTACCGACGTTTGACGTAAAGCCCGATGGGTTAGTAGCAGCGTAAGCACCCACCGTGCTGTAATCAATCGTACGCGCTGCGGACCCGTTGAACGTCGTGCCAGCGGCTGCACCACCCGAGGTGTTAAAAGTTACAGCGTTGGTAACAGACCCAGCCGTAGTAGCTGTAGTAGCTGTAGTAGCTGTAGTAGCAGTCGTAGCTGTTGCCGAGTTACCGGTGCAGGAACCAGAGCTACCAGTGGTATTTTGGTTTAGTGTTGGGAAGGTGCAGTTCGCCAAGTTACCCGATGAAGGTGTGCCGAGTGCGCCACCGGGGGCGACGTAATCAGTGCCCGCAGTAGCAACGGAAAAAGCCGAAGTGCCATTACCCTTTAGAACACCCGTAAGGGTGGTTGCGCCAGTACCGCCATTGGCGACAGGGAGTGCCGTGCCGGAAAGGGTGACTGCAAGCGTACCAGAACTTGTGATCGGTGAACCCGAAATAGAAAGAAACGCGGGGACCGACATAGCGACCGAAGTAACTGTACCCGTAGTCGAGCTAGTACCCGCGCCGATTGCACTCCGGAAAGTCGCAGCATCCAAAGCAGAGACCGTGTTGTTTGCATTGAAACGTGGGAAAGTAATCGCATCGGGATTGGTCAGGGTAAACATGTTACCCCCAACCGTAGTAGCACCTAGACTTGTGCGTGCACCGGACTCTGTTGTAGCGTTTGTTCCGCCATTGGCGACAGGCAATATACCTGAGACCTGCGTAGTCAGGCTGACGCCGGAAAGCGCGCCACCAAGAGTAAGTGAGCCAGATGTAGTGACCGTGCCGGTAAGGGTTAGGCCATTTACTGTGCCAGTACCAGCCACCGAGTTTACTGTACCAGCGCCAAGATTAGTCCGAGCAGTTGGTGCATCGACTGCGCCTGTGCCGCCATTAGCAACAGCCAGAGCAGTGCCAGACCAGTTGGAGTTGTTGATCGACGAGAGAACAGCAAGAGAGCCGAGACCAAGGTTAGTCCGTGCGTCCCCAGCGTTCGAAGCGCCTGTGCCGCCATCGGCAACAGCAAGGTCAGTGATGCCTGTGATTGAGCCACCAGTGATGGTGACGGCATTTGAGTTCTGCGTGGCGATTGTGCCGAGGCCGAGATTGGTCCGTGCACCAGAAGCAGTGTTGGAGCCTGTGCCGCCTGAGAGAACAGGAAGGGCCGAGGCAAGCGTAAGTGACGTGAGGTGAGTGGTTGCATCCACTACGTCCGTGCCGTTGTTATAGACCCACATGGTCTTACCAGCAGGGACGGTGATGCCGTTGCCAGCCGACGTCTTAATTACGATGCTATCCGCGCAGTCGTTCTGGACGATATACGGTTTTTCAATCGCAGGTACCACGAGGTTGCGAGTTGATCCACCAGTAGTACCCGTGCAGCGCAGCCGCATGTTGCGAGCAGTTTGCGAAGCGTTGGTATTGGATAGGGTCAGTGTGACGTTGGCACTGGCAAAAGTGACATCATCGGAACCAACAATGGCCTCTTCCAAGGCAGTGCCTAAGTTGACGTTTGTGACGTCGCCCCACGTGGTCGAGTTCTCACCCGTGGTCATTAATTGGATTTTGAGATTGCTATACGTACTTGCCATCTTCGTTCCTTACGTCGGTATCTGTACCCAAACAACGGTGTTGCCGTCTACCACTTGTACCCAATCCCCAGCTTGGGAATCATCAATCGTCTGCCAGCTTGGTGTTTGAG